TCGGCATAGTCCCATACGTCTCTTAACTGGACCAAGTCGTTATGCCCTTCTATCGTTGCGGCTTTGACAAACCTAGTTACCTTCTCGAACGGAAACGAAACTCCATCTAGCAACGGAATGTTCACAGCCGTCGGTTTCCTATATGCTGGTCTTCTCGTGAAAGCAGACCATAGCAGAGGGTCTACCGATGAATGAGTGCCGCCCTTCCTTCCTACCCATCCGTCTATTGTAACTCCTGGAATAGGAGTCACGTTCCCTTCCCTGCACTTTATCCAGCGCTTCCCGTCCTCCTGCCTTACGATGCTCCCCCTATGGTAGGCATAGGTGTCGTTTACGGTATTGACGCCCTTCTCGTTGAAGCGCCAGCGATGCCCCATCGCTTTCGCCCTATAATTCTCTATGCCGACATATGCCATCATCTTGATATCGTCGAGTGTCGCATATCGTCCGTAGGGCATGTGTAAGACACTTAACGGTGTTACATCTCCGTCTTTTATTGGTCTCTCATATCCTATCTGGAATCCATTCTTGCAGGCATAAACTCCATTGCCAGATAGTTGCCCAATCTGACTAAGATAAGTAAGTCCTTTGAGCCAAGCCGAATTGTCTATGTTACCTTCCCCATAGGCTGCGGACTCGCTCGTGATGCCCGATGCATTTGGGAACTGCATCGGAAGAGAATCGAACACCTTCGGGGCGGAAAGGATTATGTCCGCAATCTTATCTGCCTGTTCTAGGGTCATTACTGAAGTTCCATTGCCTGAAGTTTGCTAATTGACACGTCGCAGTATACCTTCGTGTCTGGCACTGTGAAATACATGCTGGAAAATACAAAGCGCAACAATGCTCCTGCGGACAGAGGAATGATGCAACTTGCCTTTTCTCCTAACAGACCGTCGAGAGGTTCGGCGACAACAAACCAACCATTTGACAGACCGTCTCCGTTCATCTGCAGCGAAAGACGCATATCCGCTAGGTTAAGAATGGTCTTAAACTGGGAACCATCAGCTAGCCGAAATACTCTCTCTATGCAGTACCAGCCAGTTTCGGAAACGGTTAAGTCGGTATATGTACTCCCATTATACCCGATAGGACCGATCGTTGCTCCCGTCACATATTTAGGATTCGCAAAGCTCGGATAGAATGATACGGAATCCGTGGGTATCGTGGGAGCCCACCACTCGTTTCCTACATAGGTTCCGTCCTCATCTTCCGTCGGGAGGGGGTGTGTGTTGTTGTCTACCAGACTGATGTATTCACGGACACGATTGTTTTCCTGCGTCATTAGGATTGCGCCCTTGGGGTATCCGCCAAACGACGATGGGTCTAGCCGTTCCCTACCATACGGATAACCTACCCTATCGAGAAATGCTCCGAGCGTAGCGAGATACCCTATGCCATTCATCTGGTGTCTGGTGAACCTAGCCCCTCCGTTTTCCGCAGGAACCGTCATCTGGCGAGTTATCCCTGACTCGAAGAACGAAAAGTCCTTGGAGGCATCGCTGTCCGCGAACGGCGTAAGTACGAGAGGAACATTGTCGAAACTTGTCATGTGTTCTCCTAGATGCTATATGGATACCAGAGGTGAATCCCCGCATTTGATTCCGGCGAAGATGCCTCTATGATTGCCTGCAACGATACTTCATTTCCCGTGGTGAACGTTATGTTGAATGTCCGCCACTTTCCATTCACCAGAATCGACGTGCCTGTTCCGTAGGTGGTGTTTGGCTGCGGAGTGATTGCAAGGCTATACGGGACTACCTGACAGTTGTTCAATCGCGCCACCCTAGCGAACGATTTGAGATGGGCTTCCATTGATGAGGTGTCCGCTCCATAATAGTTCACGTTGGTTCCGCCAGTTAAGTCAGCTATTGGATTGTCATCTTCACCAGACCAACTCACAAATAAGTAAATGTCCCTCGTGTTCTTGAATATCTTGACTAGCCCATTCTCCAATCCTAGGAACATGTTCTTGGGCGGAATCACAGAATACCATCCTTGAGAGTTGACCGCTATCATTGAAATCGGCTTGATTGCATACTTGCTATAGAGCGACCGCAGGTCCATGTAAGGCGGCGTCATCTCTCCAAAAGACTGGACGAGAGGGCCGCCGCCGTATGTCTTCTGCACCTTCCCCTCTATCGCCTCAAACGACGTGTTTTCTTCTGCAGTTATGTCTTCTAGGCACACATAGTTGCAGCAGTTATAGTCGGTCAAGACATGCCCGAAGACCTGCCCTTTCTCGAAAGCCTTGTTCGGTTCATATCGTATGAAGTCCTGCCCTTTGAACCCAAAAACCCACCTCCCGACAGGAATGTTGCTCTTGATTCCGAGAGGGAAGGGGCAGAAGTCAGAGAGACGCTGCTCGAACAGCAGTTTCTGGTCTCTGTGCATCTCATCATAGTATGCAGACTTGCCGTATTCCATCGACAAGTCTTCGTTGTCGGTGAGCGTCACTCCGCATTTCCGCCGTCTGGTCGCTACCGCTCGTATCGTGGTTTCACCGAATTCATATTCGACAGTTATCGAAAGTGAGTTGTTCGGAGCTCCGCCGATCTTGCGGCAGATCCCCTCTGGGTCGTAGAGCTTTAGCAAGAGCGTTTCGTCATCTGCCACTCCATTTGTCGGCTCATTGGTGGAAACAACATAGTCGGCTATCGCATCGAACGATGTGTTCTCAGCCTTGGATATGTCCCTTGTGCATTTCCAGTTGCGAAGTATTCCCTCCCCTAGCCTGTCATATGAGAATATGTCGCCCTTGGCATAGGCGATTCCGCTCTTGTACACGTCGTTAAGTTCGTCTATGTTCGTCGTCCATCCGTATTCGCTAACGTACACAGACCACTTTGACAGGTTCTCTTCTCCGCCAACCCCGAACACGATTTCGAGATACCCAAGTATGTCGCCGAACGAACTGCTGGTCTTCATCAGATAGAAAGCGCCCTTGAGGATTCGCCTGTATACTGACGTGACAATGAGACGGTCTTTCCCGTCTTCGTCCTTCACCGTAGGTCTCGGCACTCCGAGGAAGATTCCCCATACGGAACATCCCAATGCACCGCAAGTGTCTATTGCCAGAACCTTCTCAGTCCAGAACTGCCAGAACTGCTCCACGGCGCAGTGGTAGAGAACCTGCATGTGCTTCATCACGGACAATAGCCGAACCGCCCGGTCATACTGCCACAGGACGGTCTTGCCAAGGTTGTTCAGCGAATTGTCTATCTCGTGAATCTTCATCCAACATCTACCCCCGTCTAGGTGATTTCGGTGATAGAAATGTTGTCGGCTATGGCATATGGAGTCTCATAGCCCATCATCTCCACGGAGTTGTCGGCGGGAATGTTGCTGCCCTCCTTCTGCAGCCACACAGTCCCGATGCCGATGTTAAGGCGGTTGATGAGCTCGTTGGCTATCATCGTGCCGTACACGGTTCCGCCTACCCCTACGGAATCAACGTATTCGGAAATGACTTCCGCAATGTCGTTCGAGATGTTGTCTCCCGTGTACTTTCCGAATGAGTACGTGAGGTCTACCATGATGGCGGTTTTCTTCGCCTTGTAGAAATGGATAGTCTGCGAATAGCCGTTGTTGTAGCCGTACTTCACCTCTCGGCTTATGAGAGTTGCGGCGGTAACGCCCTCATGCACCATTCCAACCCCGATTGGCTTAGCCCTCGAAACTTCCTCCGCAATCTCAGCGAGAAGGTCGTTGGTTTCGATGCAGTCTATCCCGACAAATATGGAGTGCGGCGGAATCACAATGTCCTTCTTCACCATGTCGGTGCCGGTGTTGTTCTCAAGAACGCAGTTGGAGTAAACTCCGTCTAGCCTATTCAATGCGGAAACAAGGTGAGTGTTGAAACCGATTCCTACTGGGCGGGAAGTCATTATGCGGTTGCGGAAAGCCTCGTCCGTCTCTATGTCGGTACCGGTGTAAGTAGGGCCGATGTTAGTAACGCCGTTCCATCCCATCACGGAAGTCTGAATGGAGTTGACTGTACCCGCTGGCGCAACGATGGGTCCAGTCTGCGTTGCGGTTGCGGTGCCTACCGCATAATGCCGCCCCGTTGATTCCTCAACCTCCGCTCCTGTGTTGGTTATGGCGCTGTCAATGCTGAACATCTTTCCGTTGGACGTGCTCATTATGAGAGAACCAGCGGGAATAGTGGTCGTGCCCGTCACATTGTCGGAGAAGTAGCACTTGATAGTAATCTTGGTCTTTGTACCTGCTATCCGCTTCAAGTCGTATATCTGGGCTATCGCATCGAGATAGATTCCCGTAGCCTCGTTCACGTTGAACTGGTTTGCGGTCTGGGCGGTAATGCCAAGAGTAGTCTTCACCACAACTGCGAAAGCCTCGATGAGACGTCCAACGGGAGTCTCGGCAGACAGGTCTATGTCCGTACCGAATATCTCCTGAAACTTCTTCTGAATCCCTAGAAGAACGGACGAATCATTCGGGACGATTATGCCCGTACTCGTCTGGAAGTTGTATAGGTCGGTGTAGTCCATGGTTGTTCAATTATTGCCCTAAAGGAAACGAAATTACACCCAGTGTGCATGTGCTGTATTGTAGTTCAATGAATGCCCGTTGACGGTCGTAGCTCCAGAGAAAGACGATTCTCCGCTAACCGAAAACTTCCCGGATATTTTAACCTGCTCTCCGGTTATCGCAACTTCCTTTTGGGCTTTTATTCTGATGTTGGCTTTCTCTGCCTCCAGACTGATATTAGCATTATCTCCCTTTGATTTCACCTCAATCTTAGCGTCCTTCGAAAGGGTGTCAACCTTTATGCTTGCGCCTTTCTTCTTCGCCATAATCGTGACATCTGAGGCCGTCACGAGACTTATCGCATTAGGCGCAGTAAGGTTAATCTTCTGCCCAGCAGCAATGTTCACGGTTTCTTCGGCAGATGCCGATACGGTCTTGGCAGCCACTGATGCCGTGTCCTCTGCCACCACTCTGGCATCATTTGCGGTTACATAGGCATGTTCCGCGCCCTTGATGTTCACGTCCTTCTGGGAGAAGATGTTCACCGCATCTGTCGTGTGGACATCCAACTGCCCATTCTCGAACGCCATGCTCACGGTCTTCTTGTTCTCTATGTCCATGAGCCTCATCGTGAACTGATCTTCCTGCACGGAAGCGATAAAGTTTAGATTGTCCTTCGGATTGTCCTGACGTATGACGATTCCAGATTCCGTCCCTATTGTTATGGAGGCATCTATCGGAGTGTCTTCCGTCATGTCGCTCACGGCGATTTCAACGGTGTCTCCAACTACCGAAACCTTGGAGGTCCGGCTACGCCCCTTTGCGTCATCTGGCTTTGTCTTGGTGCTGGATAGGACATAGGCTCCTCCACCTTTCTGCAGGACAACGGAAGAAGTCGTCTTCTGCTCATACCCATCTCCTTTCTGGCCGCCGGCATCATCCTCATCTTCCGTGTCTATGGACGAACCTATGTATAGGGCATTGCCTATTGCTACACCTGGGCTATCCTTGAAACGATGTGTTTCCCATTTGCCCCAGTTGTCGGGAAGAAAGAATCCAAATGTCCACTTGTTTATCTGCAAGGTGTTTGGTTTCTGCTGGTATTTATCCTCTATTGTGGCGATGTTCCTATCCGCAGCAAGAACCGAATTGGTAAGGGCCCCCTCACGCTTAAGAAGCTGCGTATCTCTGTCGCTCGCAAATACCCAGCCCGTGTCTCCGACAAAGAGGGGGAAGTCTATGGTGAAACCGCCTGCCTGGATATTTCTGACAGTGGTGTCGAAAGGCTGCCTTCGCAGGTATATCCATTCTCCGTTGTAGAAGGCCTGCTTCACTAGCGGCATTACCTTTGCAATGTGCGTTGTCCGATCGAAAGAATACACGCAGGCAGGGAAGCAGATATGAAGACCTCTCATCAACCCAGTTCCGAAAGCTTTCATCGCAATCGTAAGGTCATTCGGGGCATTCTGGAATCCCGGTTCTATCTGAGTCTCTGGTGCATTGTCGTCAATCATAAAACCCACTAATCCTCTCTAGCGGAGCAGAAGTACCTAGTATACCACTCCTGTCCCATGAAATGCCCTACATACTGTTTCTTAATAATCAGATATGTCCCATTCGCCTGCGGATTAAGTTTGCTGGTAAGGTTCAGCCGACAAAGTTCATCTATTGCTCCTCCATCTATGAAAGTCGTGACGCAGCCACCTACTGGGTCAAGTCCTGTTACCGACAGGAGCCCGTTGTTCGCATCAACCTGGACAGTTCCTTTAGTTCGTTTCTTTGCATCCTTGTCATGAGCTTCGATGACGAGGATATCTTCTTCACGGCTGTTTCTTATGATAAACTGTGCCTTGTCGTAGCAGCTATTGAGCTTGTTTATTATGCCACCAAGCGACTCTTTTTCGTTGAGCTCTATAGTCTTTATTTCATCGTCGCTGTCCACGACACCATCTTCTGTCATGTCTTCCCATGTACACTCTATGCCTTCGCCGTCGTCTGGGGAGGATATAGCATCCGTCACCTGAGTCAGGAATTCCCTCATCGGGACATTAGAGGTCACGTTTGCCATCTTGATTGCTTTTGCCCCATCAGGATCGTATTCGGATATCTTCAGATTAAGCCACATTTGGGGCGGCGAAGCGACAGTTGCATAATATACAAACCCATTCAACACTTCAACCAGTTTACCACCACCAGAGAAGTAGCCAACCTCAAGCCTTACTCTCATGCGCTCGCTTAGTGCTGCGCCCCTTTCCATTGTTGCGAGCTTAATGAATTCTGAGATAGTCTCATACTTCAATCCGAGAATGGAGATAGACCCAAATCGTGCCGTCTGACCAAGTGCATACGTCACGTCGAACTTGATGTCCATAGCGGGCTTTCCGTCCTCTGTCTGGAATACGGTAGACGAACCTCCATTCCCCTTGGTGAAGGTTATCCTATATGCTCTCCCAAAGTATTTAGACGAAGCCATAGCCTTATCCCTCTATTGATTTGGCTTCCATCTCTTCTATCTCAGATGCCTTATAAGCAACGAGACGAAACTTGTTATTGAACTCTTCATACCACACATAGTCGTCCCCATCTGCCTTGTAGGTCTCGAACCGTATGTTTCCTATGCCCGTGGCTACATATTCGGGTATGAGCCACCTATTAGCCATAATCCGCTTGCCTGTCACTATCCTGACATCGTTCCGTGAAATGTCAACATACATCAGACCACGAAATGCGAAAAATCTAAAGGTAAAGGACTTCCCATTTATGGAAAGAACCGTTGTCTGGTCTTCAGTGGTTGCTATGTAACGTTCCGTCATGAAACAATGCCCCCTTTAGGGTTGCTTGTTGTGTTCTAGGAATTCCGTCATGGACACCCGTATTTCTATTCCGTCATACCTATTGGACTCTCCGACCTCTTCAAGGGAATCAATAATCATATTATCTATCTGCCCGGCTTTCGACTGAAACTGGCAGATGATGTCGGATAGCCGATTCTTCTTCATTATATCTCGTATAGTCTTGAATACCCCTTTTTGAGTAGACTTCACTATGCCAGTAAATTGGACTGTAGACGGCTGTGTCACCTTGTTGTCATATTGCGTTGTTCCCGATTCAGAAGGAGACCCGAGCAACGAACAGTGGTCTTTCTGGGTATAATTGGTAGGAAATATCTGCACCAACGGAAAACCCTGAACAGCTATGTACACAGGCTGTACTTTCCCGCCTCCTCCATCTTTTTCAAAATCTTCCATGTCACTATTACCTCATAATATGCCCGACAAGAGCGAAATGCCTTCATTAGCATATGCTTCTGTTTTCACAGGCAAGCATGACTGCCTGAGCAGACTTGTCGCCAACCTCTGCCGCGCCCTGTAATGTCCCCTTCTTCATTCCTTCAGCATCCATTGAGTAATCCCCCTGAATGTTCTGGGTAATCTGCTGTCCGCCCATATTTATGGTAATATTCTTTTCCCCCGATTCGCTTCCGCCACTTGCTGCATTCTTAGCGCTAGCCGCCGCCCTCTCCGCTGCCGCTCCCTTCTCCGCCATCTGCTGAGAAGCCTGCTCCGTTTTTGTCTGTGTGCTTTCCATCGCCGCTGTAGCCGTATCCGCTCTTGATATATGAGGAAGCCAACTTTGCTTTTTACTCTCAACATCTTCCCCATGTTGTACATCCTTCATCAAGGTATCCAATGACCCATCCTGCTGTGCTTTCCTAAACTGCTGAGTCCTTTGCTTCCCGAAGTTCTTCTCTAGTTCCTTATCGTTGTCTTCTATTCCTCCTCTCTCTATTAGACTGCCAATATAGCGGACATCGGACAACTGAGCTAGTGGTGGCTTGTTCTTATTCGCCTTCTGTTTCTTTACTAGTTCAACTGACGTTGCGAATACTGCCTGTGCTTCCGCATCTGGCTTGTAGGGGTCTAGCTCATGGAGCGGCTTGTATGCCGTTCTCTTTGCCCTACCTGCCTTGCGCCCAACTATGTCCGTAAATTTGTCGTAAGCCTTTTGTTCTTTTTCGTCAAGAGTAGCACCGCCCTCTACCCTATTCCTTAGTCGAATATATGCTGCCGCATCTCCCTCATCGCCTAGATACTGTGCAGCCTCTTCTTCGGTCACTCCTTTTGCAGCAGCTTCTCTCTCTGCTTTCCTAGCGGCTCTTCTCTTCTCCCCTTCCTTCTTTTTCTCTTCCGCCCGATACTGAGACCCTTTGTGCTTTTCTTTCTTTTCTTCCTCAGTAAGTTCGTCATCCGTCTTCCCATAACCAACTATATTCCGAAGAGCATCTTTTGAAATGTCAGTCTGATAGGAATAAGTAGAGATTGCTTCCGCTAGCCCTAGATGTTGGTTCTCACGACGAAACTTTTCAAATCCAGCCGCTTGCTCGCTCTTGAACTTCTGAACTTCCGTTCGGTTCGAGACATCTATTCCGCGCTTCTGCATCTCGCGTAGAGCATACTCCTGTTGCGCTTCGGGTGAAGAAGAAAGCAGTTTTGCCGCTTCATAAGTTTTGACATCTGTAATATCAGGATTCTTCTGCAATATCTGCATCATCCTATCACGATTCTTTCGGTCTTCGTCAGTTATATCTCGGACATGGATAGGATTACCTTGCTCATCCTCTACTTCGTTTCCACTATCATAAATCCAGTTTCCTTTGTCGTTTAGACGCCCTACTGAGCCATCCTTAAGTCTACCATAGAAGTAACCGTCCTTTGCCGCACCAGACTCCCTTGCACTTTCATATTCTGCTCGCTCTGCCAAAAGTTCGGCAGCATCTCTCCCTTTTAGAAGAGCTTTCTGCTCTTCTATAATCGCATCCCTCTCATTATCATAGTCCGTCTGGGTTAGTTTCTTTGTATGTTCTTCTGCCGCACGTTTCTTAGCCTCTTCCAGAACTTGTCCTGCTGTCCAATCACTATGCTCTTCTCTTACTTTCTGGCTATGAAATCCTATGCGCTCATTAGTTAATCCTCCCTTTGTCATATAGTTTTCTACTACTTCTCGTGTAAAACCACGACCACCAGTTGCAGCAGCAAGCCTATCTTGTTCAGTCTCCTTTATTCCACTATTCCTCGCAGCCATGATGTAGGGATTCTGCTCTGTCCTTCGAGCATACTCCTCAGCACTAATCGCCCTTCCTGTCTTCGCCGCATAAGAACCTAATTCTTTCATCAAGAAAGCGGTTTGCATTGTTTGTGCAGCAAACTGGTCGTTGTGCATGAAGTTATGACTTCTTAACACGCCTTCTTCAATGTGAATACCTTTTTCTGCCAGACTCTTCTGGGCTTTGATGATACCTTCATTCGATTTCACCAGTTCCCTTATTTCCTTGATATATTTCTCTCCATCAGATAAGGCTACTTCATGCTTATCCGCAGATTCGGCTACTTTCTCAGTGCTATCCTCGGCACCAAAAGCCCAGTTCGCCGCATCACCTACAGCACCACCAAGCATTTTACCGCCAAAATGTCCTATAATGCCGCCTATGATTCCACCTATGGCTGTTCCAATAATAGGGACCGCACTACCTATTCCAGCTCCAATGGCAGCACCAGCCATACCTCCACCTAATCCACCTAATGAACCACCAAGCTTTTGGTTGGCGGTTTTTGTGTTGCCTTGGAAATATTCGCCACCTGCCTCTAATAGTTCTGGGACTGTCCAAATTACGTTTGTGATTACATTGCCGCGAGTTATTCCCTTAAGCCCTGCTAGCCCCCTTGCTCCCGCTCCCTTTAAGCCACCAAGAATTTTTCCCCCAACCCCTTTTGTACCTGATGCTCCTGTAGAAATTTTCGCACTATGAGAATTCGCTGGGATTTCATTATTAAAATCTTTCTTCAGGTCAGTTGCAGCCTGGGAGAAAGACTTTGAGGGGAGGTCTTTCTCTGTAATCGTAGGTTGCCCATTTGTTTGGACTGATGATGTAGAACCAGAAGAAGACGGCGAAGGAGGTGGACGTCTTCTTGTAATCTCTGTTATAGGAGATTTACTAGTAGAAGAAGCCGTCTCTCCTCGTGTATTGCTACTACCAAACCATCCCTTAATTCCACCCCACATTTTAGAGAATAAGTTAGGCTTTGTAGCCGCAGTAGCCGTAGGCGCTGCTGATGAAGCCGCTCCTGCGAACATCGGGGTTGTGAATATCCCCTTGCCGAAATTCCATAATCCTTTAATGTTCTTTGCAGACTGGAATGGGTGTCTAATCAAATTAAATAAAGCTAGACTACCAAGAATGCTTCCAAGGATACCTCCGCCAGCAATAGCTATAGACTTTCCTGGATTATCCTTTATGTAATTTACTGTCTTGCTTTTTGTTAGCCACTTGTATATTTCCTCAGCCCACTCAGCTACTTTAGTTGTGATAGGTACTAATGCAGCTTGCAACTTCTCTATCGGAGTCCTTACATCAAACGCTAGCCCATACTGCTCTTCTACCGATTTCAATATTTGAGCATAGGTTGACTTGTCACCCTTGTTATCTATATCCTTCTGCATTATTGCAGAAATCGCTGCAACATCCTGCGGTTTTAATGTTGCCATCGCTGATGCTACAACATCGGACTTCTTTGAATTCTTCTCATCCTGCCTTATCTTCTCATTGATTGCACGGGTGAGACGTTCCATCGCTAGTTCACCGCGAGCCTGCTGCACACCCTTCTGTCGCGCAGTCCAATCGCTAAACAGCCAGTTTTCAGGATTGAGAGACCGCTTCAATGCCTCAAACGGGCCTTGCTCCATAGCATTCTGGTTTAGAATCTCTCTCCTACGAAGTTCTATCTTTGTAGCGGCATCAGCCTTCGCATTGAAACCGCTTTCGTCAAGCATATCAGCCCTATCCAGAACACCCATCATGTGTGGGTTCTTCTTGAGCCATTCCATCCGCCGCGCGCTCTTCTCATAGTTCGCGACGTACTCCATCTCCTCCGGGCTTCTCCCTATCGCATGGAGGAACTGCAACTTTTCCATGTCCGAGCCGAGCGACCGCAGCTTGCGGGAGAACTCCACCATCATCTCATGCGCCTGCTTCACGTCGCCTGCGCCATTGTAGACGGATATTCCCCACCGCCCCACGTTCTCCGCTAAACCGCCCTCGCCCCATCTGGCCTGCGCTAACTGGGTCTGCAGCTCTACCATCTGCCCGACAACCTGACGGTCTTCCATGCCAGCGCTTCTTCCAGCGCCTATGGCAGCCATCATGTGTCCGTAGTTGATTCCAGCACCTCTAACCTGCCGTCCAAATCCGCCACGTTCCGCAGATATTCTCATCTGCATCCGAGCAAACTGGTTGAACTTGCTGTTGACGGCCTGGAATACGGCATTCCCTACGTCGAGCGTCCTCTTGAGCGGAATGAGGTATCTCGTCACGCTCCCTATGCTATGGGTTAGCGTGGCAAGCTTGTTGTTGAACTCTAGCCCCTTGCGGTTAGCCGCCTGTCCTACTAGGCTCTTCTTTAGTTCCGAAGTATTCTTGCTTGTGGTCTTGACGATGCCCTCCATCACCGTCTTGTCGGCGCCAGCCGCACCTCCCGCTATTCGAGTGAGCCTCGCTTGTGTGTTGGCGAGAATCTTCTGCTTCTCTGCGGAGGTTTTCGCCGCATTGGACAGGCGGTGCATCTCACCGATGACCTGCGCTACCGCCTGCTTCAACGAAGGATCGGCTAGCGACTTCGCCGCTTGCCTGACGTCAGAAGCAATCTTCTTTCTTGCTTCATCTATCGAGTTGTCCGCCTTAAGACCGAAAGCGGTTTTTATCGCATCCCTGGTTCCTCCCCCTACCGCTCCGAGTCCCCCTCTTGCGGCGGCATTCTTCGCTTCCTTCAGGTCTCTAGTGAAATCTTTCAGGATATTGCCTTGCGCCCCTCCCATCGTGGTGGCGATTCTGCCTATCTCCTTGTGGAGGTCTGCTATCGCTTTCGAGAGGTCGGCACCGCCTATCTTGTGTCCACCAGCCGCCTGCAACTTCTGCAGGAATGAGGCAATGCTAGCATCTACCTTCTGTCCGGCCTCCCCTCCAACCTTCCCCCTTATGCTCCCTATGCCTGCGGTGAACTGCCCATACTTTATCTTCGCTCGCCCCTCTTCATTCTCCGTATGTATCTGTCTCGCATAGGTTGCATTCGCGCCAACCTTCTTTGCATAACCACGAGCATTGTTCAACCCCGCAGAAATCGTGTTCCACGAGGTGAGTTCATTCAGCTCACGTGCTCCCTGATTGGGGAATCTAAACTTGTTGTGCGCCATCATCCATCCTTGTTCGCGGCCTTATAGCCGTAGGTTCTTCGCCAACTGGTTAAGCCGCTCCTTCTCCTTCCGCCTCTCATTGTCGTACCATTGGTTGTAGAGCGGAACATAGTCTATCTCCCAAAGCCTGTACAAGTCCTGCAGATGGTATATCGTCCTAAGTTCGTTCAACGTCGCCCTTCCGCTATGGACTACGCTCGCTACCATCTCCGAAGTCAGGGTTGTTCTGATGTGTCCTGATTCATGTCCCTTAGAACCCCCAATACTTCTCGGAGGGTTCCATCGAATAAAAAACCGAAGTTGTAACGAATCATTGCCGCCTCCAATTTTATTAGCATCTCAATCTTGGGACATGCGAAGTTTATCTGGTTAGGATCTTCCAGCGGAGTCCATGCATTGTCTCCCTCGCCTCCGGTAACGTATGCGGCATAGGAAAGAAGACCTAGCGAAGTCTCCTCAGAGAGATAGGTCATCGCCACGTCTCCGTCTTCCTTGCTCTCCCTCATTATCGCCCCGTATATCTGCTGCGCCTGCACTGCTGGTATGCGGGATATGACGAATTTCGCTCCGTCAATCTCTATTTCCTTCGGTTCTATGAACTTCTTCGGATCCATTACCGATATTCTCCTAATGTGTGAGTTCGCTGGCAAATAATGCCAAAGTTGAAAGGGCGCGACCCGCCGCTAGACAACGTTCTCGAAAGCGAAAGTATAGGTGTTTCCGCCCATCTTGCCCTGCCCGTTCGCCGTCACCGCCGCCGCTCCGGAAAGACAAGTTCCCCCAGAAAACTGAAATGTCCCACCTATAGGATTATCAACAACTATGCTCGCAGACAGGCTTTTGTTCGCATCTGCTATGCTTACAAAACCTCCGTTTGCAAAAACCCGCTTCCATATCGTTCTCAATTCTTTATCAGAAGGAGAGTTTGGAATCACTGTCACAGACATAATCACGGCTGACGGTTTTATAGTACGAATCATCCTGCCATTGCACGACCATTCTATATTGGCAACTTCCGTATCTTGAAGGTCGATGGGATTGGCATCATCTATAAAGTCTTTGATGGTAACTCCATCTATCACTATTGTAGACCCCGCAAATGACACATCATAAATTTTGCTATTCATAATATAGCCTCCTCTTAATGCCAAGTTCCACCCCCCTATTCGAGGGAGTGGAACTTGCCGTTCGGCAGCGGCAAGCACCACCGCCGTATGTCGCTCTTCGGTTAGAGCGCCGTCACGAATGCGAACGTGTAGGTACGTCCCGACATCTTGCCCTCTCCGTTCGAAGAAGGGCCGCCGGGACCGGACACCATCGTTCCGTCCGTGTACGTGCGGGAGCCGCGTTCAGACCCGATAGTCACGGAAGCCGACAGGCTCTGCTCCCATTGCGCATTCCAGGTGCCCTGCACGCGATACCTCTTCCAGAGGTTGTAAAGCCCCGTGTCGGACGGGCTGCCCGGAATCACTGTCACGGACATCATGATGACGTTCGGCTTCGCATTGCGGATCATCGAGCCGTTGCAGTTCACGCCGACAGACGAAACTTCAACGTCCTGGAACTCCACGGGGTTAGCATCGTCCATGAAGTCGGTGACGGTTACGCCGCCGACCGTGACGGAAGAGCCCGCGAAGGATACGTCTTTGATTCTGAAACCCCAAGCCATATTTCACACTCCTGTTCTTGTTGTTACTTGAGAAGGATATCGTTGCCCTTGATGAAGCGAATGCTGTCCGCCGTTCCGTAGAACACGTAGTAGACGATAATCTTCTCCGAGGTCTTCCCGAGCTTGTCCGCATCCGCCATCTCCGAGAGGTAGGCATAGATGGAGTAGCCCTTCGTGCCAACGTCCACGATGATCCCGTCCACCTCCAGCTCTTCGCCGCCGGAGAGGTTCACGATTTCGCGGACAGTCTTGCGGTCTGCCTGCGATGCCTCCTTCTGCATGAAACTTCCATTGCGGGAAGCCACGGAGCACACGTCCGCAACCGCAATCTTGACAGAAGCGACGCCGTTCTGGTCTGCGGGAATCCTCTCGTTCGAAATGAGCAGGTTGAGGAGCGCCGTCTCGCACTCCGCCTTGAACCACATTTCGTTGCAGTAGGAAGCCGTGTCCGTGCCGTTCGTGTTGAAGCCCCTCTGGAAGAAGTCCAGCGTCTGGCCGTTCGTTTGGGTCTGCCCGTAGAAGTTGACGAGTCCCTGATTGAAGGCGGAGTACACGTTCTGGTCTTGCACGGTCGGCTCTTCGTTCGCGAACTGCTTGAACATGAAGTTCACGACCTGCCCGTTTGCATAGTCCGTGCTGGCGAGGATAGCCATAGGCATGTACGCGGAAACATCCGTCGCGCCGTACACGAAACACGTACCCGACACCTTGCTGAACTTGCCGCAGTTCGTGATTGCCGACAGATAGTCGGTAGCGCCGCTCTGCGCCTTCTGGTTCACGACAAAGAGATACTTGGTGTCGAGCGAATGGTTGTACACCGCAACCTTCAGCAACTGCGCGAGGTAGTCGTCGTCAACATTAGCCGTGGAACTAGAACTATCATCGGGAGCAAGGAACGTAAACGCCCCAAACTGATTAGTAGCCTTATCAAGGTCCGTGAAGTTTTCCAAGAGTGTCTTGTTGGCATCCTGCTTCTTGAACTTCAGTTTGCTAGGGAACCGTCCGGTTGGACTTGTAAAGGAATAGTAGCCCGCCGCGAACTCGTATTCCTTAGAGTTCATGCCGAAGTATGTGAGAGCATCATCTAGCGACAGCCCTATCGGATTACCCTTCTCATAGGCAATCCATATGGAGATTTCAAACGCATTGGCTGGATAATAGTTTGAATCTCCATCTGTGGCTACATAGCCCTTCTCTTCGTCCCAAACAAATGGGTAAGATTCATTGCCAACCTTAATTACATATGTCTCCGCTTCTTTTGGGTAAGGTTCGCCATTTTCGTCCTTGGGAGTTGGAAGCCCATTGGCATCTACTGAGATGCCGGACAACCCATTAGGAGTGAACACCATCCCGCCAAATGCCCTATTCGTCGCGCCCGCTTTAGGGAATGTGGTGGAGATGTCCACAAAGTTCTTGCTATTGATTGCCATTTTGTTCTCCTGTCGTTGTTTTCATTCCCTCTTGAGGCGCACTAGCCCTAGTAGGGTTTTCCTGTAAATTGCCCTTTGGTAAAAACCCCAAGCGGCGGAAAATTCTCTTGAAGAACCCCTCTGGACGGCTTTCGCTCCGTTTTTCTACCGCCTTGAATCCCTCTTCCGTACCGACAACCACCATTTTCTCCGCCTCCCCCTCCATCGGAATGCCCCCTCCGTATACGGGTTCAGCCGTGTCTATCTCCGTCTCGAACTGCTTCACGACTTGAAGTTTCAGCGGGAACTCCGTAGTCCACTGGTTGACGTCGGACGTGTCCTTGTATGTCCGAACATCCTTCATCTGCACGAAAAGGTTAGCCATGTTGTGCTTTCGGAACTCGATGCACCCCAGACGATTGAACCATGCCACAAGCATCTCCGTAACGTCGGAAGCCACCACCGGTATGTCGTCGTCCGTAATCGGCTTGGTTGTCCTCTTGCACAGTACCCTAATCTTCCATGTCTGCTGCTCTATGAAGCAGTCGATAACGTCGTACTTGCCCGTCTCCTTGTTGTAGAGCCTATGGTCGCCCTGCCATCCTATCCTGTCTACATGCTCCAAGAAGAAAAGCACGGCATTGTCCACGTTCCTAAGAGATGGCTGGTCTGATTCCATCACAATCCATCCGGCACCCTTCGGATTGTCCGTCACGGGCAGACCGAACGCTTCCATCCCCTTTATGATGTTCGCCTTGAGGATAGCGACTACTTCGTATCGTAACTTGAACTTCTCGCTCATCGGTGAAAATTGCCTATTCGGTAAGGTAATCAATATCGAACCCGTTCCATGTGCCTGGAACAGTGCCCCAACCCGTAGTTCCTTCTTTTACATAAACTTTACAGGTAGACGGAATGCCCAGAAATGGATTATCCCACAACTCAGGTGCATTCCCATTAAATATCATTGTGTTTAGTTTGCTGCAATCTGCTAAAGCGAAATCTGCAATAAGGCTCAAACTCACAGGGAATGATGCAGATTCCAGATTAGTACAGTCTGCGAAAGAATAAGCACCTATATAATCTACTGATTCCGGGAGGTCTATTGATATAAGCGATTTGCAATTTGCGAACACCCCGTCCTTTATGGCTGGAACCTCGGATATGTTGCTTGAATCGAGTGAGGAAACCGGATTGGATTCTCCCTCTTCATAGATTGAACCTGACGAATAGCAAGGATTCGAATACAGAGACCAAAGTTCAACTGTACACCATGCTTTTAAATCTTCTACAATAAAGGTTTGCAAGTTCGGCAAAGGTTTTTGTGTTTCTGTACCATTTTCTTCAACTACCTCTACGAATGCATCATCTTCAATGGTAGTAACCGTTTTGGGAAGTCTTATTTGTGTAAGATTCACAAAGTCTCGAAAGGCAAATCTTTCTATTCTGTTCACCCTCTCCAGAAAGACCGACTGTAAGTTGGGTAAAAAAAGTACATTTTCACTCCCTATATATGCATACAAAAAACTTTCCTTGAACGTCGGACAAGCCCCTAAGACCCTAAGTTTTGTGATTTTATCATAGGAGTTTGGGAATGTAAACAACAGGCCAGGCGATAATGTGTTTGCTTTCTGCCCTAAAATATTCCGTCCAACCGCAATAGAGGTAATGTCATTGTTGTCAAACACAACATCTATCCCCTCCATTGCTCCAGCAACTGTGACATCGTATGTTTCTTCTTGTGCCATTGAAAGTCTCCTTGCACTTGCAGCCTAGGCACTCGCCTTGTCTGTCACTATCCAGTTACCAAGATACCCATACCCTCCATATCCAACCTCTGCATGCAGGCTTGGACAATCTTCGAACACATTAGCCTTTAGTGCAAGAAGTCCGTCTGGTAATATGGCCGATTGCAAGTTGATATTCTTGGCAAATGCTCTGTTCCCAATCGTCTCCATCCATAATGGCATTGCATCGCTTCCAGTTCCTCCTATCGTCACCAATCCGCAAGCATAGAAAGTATAGTCTCCTATGGATATGCATTGATTCTCGCTTGGGTTAGCAAACCTCACCGAAGTCAATGCCGTGCATCCAGAGAATGCAGAAGCACGAATCTCTCCTACAGATGCAGGTATCGTCACGGTTGTGAGCGCCGTGCAGTTGGAGAACATCGACTTTGATATGTATGGCAATTCATTATTCAAAGTGAGAGTCCCTAATGTCCCTTCATTCTCTCCACCCAAGTTGCCGCCCAATCCTGTGCATCCGTTAAATGCATAGTCTCCTATAGTTGTCAGTTTTGGCACTGTCAATGACTTCATCGACGGAAGGTTCGAGAATGAAGCCCTTCCTATCTCGGCTAAAGTACCACCCGAAATCCCGACATCAGCCAAAGCCCCGCAGGCTGAAAATGATTCCTCTCCTATCTTCGTTATCACTGTTCCGCTTAGGTCTATAGTTGTCAAACTCGAGCATCCGACATATGCAAAAGGCTTAACCTCAGTCGCAGCAACTTCCTCATAAGTGGTCTCCTTCTTTTCCTTGCCATTTTCTATGACAGTAGTTTCGTGCGAGACCCTTGTCTTCAGATTAGAACTGTTCAAGGCGGTTATCGGGTTAGCACTATCGCCAACATATAGGCTTGCGCCATTGGACAAAGGATTGCACGACGAGAACCCGAAATCCACCGAATTCCAATGCGCGAGCGTGTCTATTCTAACCTCTTCCAGTTTCTCGCAATCCTCGAAAGCACCCCTGTTCGCCCCTTCGTCTGTCCCGATGTCCGATAGTTTCTTGCCGAATTTCACGGATTCCAGATTCTGGCAGTTTAGGAATGCTCCCTGCCTGATTGAAGAGACGGAATCTGGCAGGTCCAATGTCGTTATCGCCGCTCCCTCGAAAGCCCTTGCTCCTATCGTCGCGAGAGAAGGAACTTTCCCATCTTCCTCCTCAAAGTCTAGCGATGCCAGATTTATGCAGTTTGAGAAAGCCCGCCCACCTATGGAGCGCAAGCTATTAGGCAACACAATCCCCTTTACACCCTCTACTCCCTCGAAGAGCTTGCTTCCTACGGCAACTACCGGCAGCCTGACGGGTATTGGATTCCCCGAAGAATCCAGTTTGGGATTGCCCTCGGAATCAAGTTCATACTCTGCCATTTCCACGTATGCCGGAATCTTCACGATGCCGCCAGGCGAATATACGGCATCCCAATCGACAACCTTTAGCAGTCTTACCTCATTCTTGTCCGTCACCTCATAGGTGTATACTCCACTGGACGTCACCCACTTCGCATAGAGCGTAGCATCCCCCATGACGGTTATCCTAGTGATGCCGTCTACTGTCTTCGGATTGGAGTATTCGCCATCTGCATAATCGGCATACCATCCTCCAAAGTTGTAGAACTTCCTCTCCGGGGTGTAGTAGTCTTCCACGACTATCTCATATCCGAACGGTGCCTGCAGGACATAATCCTTGTCTCCGTCATAACACAGGTCTAGAGTTATGTTGCACGTCTGTGTCTTGGCATACACGTTGATATGCCCGCCTACTGCCTCTACTATGTCTTCTTCTCCTATCGGTCTGGTCAAAGCATAGTCGTAGTACCAGCCGAGAATCTTCCCCGCTCCATATTGACTGTCTATGGCTGCGGTTGCCGCCTGCAGCACTTCCCTATAAGGAGCGCCGAACTTGACAGTCCAGCCTTTCGAATATATAGCACCTACTTCGGTAGTCACTACTACTGGCTTGCCGCTATAGTCCCCAGGCAACTGTCTTTTTATGTCTTCGTCGTAACTGCCCTCTTCATCCGTCAGAGTGAACACTATTCGTCTGTCGCTTCCGCAGAACGGCTCTTCACCTATCTTTGTCTCTAGGAAGTCTACGGTATTGGGAAAATCCACTCCCCTTAGTTTCGGCAATCCGCCGAAGCATAGCCCTTCGAGCCTTTCCACTCCATGAGAAATATCTACCAACGTCACGTTGTAGCATCCGAAGAATGCTCCATACGATACTTTCTTCAAGTTTCCCGGAATGGTGATTGTTGTCAGTTTGTGGCAATCTGAGAAAGCGAACTTGCCTATTTCCAGATCCAGCACAGTGGAAGGTAGCTCGATAGACTTCAATTGCTTACAATATGAGAATGCCCCATCGCCTATCTCTTTTGTTTTGGATCCAAATACAATACTCCCGCTTGTGCCATTCGCCCCTAGAATCACCTTGGTTTCGGTATTGTCATAGAGCAGCCCATTCACTGACCGGAACTGCCCCGTGGTGCCGTTGTATGTGATTGTTTCCAATGGATTGTTGCCCGCGAAGGCATATGTCCCTATTGACTGTAATCCTGATTTTAGGACAAGGTTCTTTATCGTCTGATTGTAATAGAATGCTTTGTCATGAATCGTCTGGCAATAACTACAAACCGTAAGTCCAACGATGGGGACGCCTCTATCAAATGCAAATTCCCCGATTTCTTCGATATAAAGATATGCCTGTGCCGTAGGAACTTCTATGTCGCCAATGACAAACTCAGATTTCTCGAAAGACTCTGGAAGAACAAGTGATACGTTGTCGCCCCACTCTTCCGTTGCCATTACTCCCAGCAGTTTCCCATAATACCGTGTGACGCCAGGGGAATCGGCTCGTATCCTCACTATCTCCAGACTATACTTGACCCCTTCTTTCGTGGGGGTTACGATATCTCCTATGTCAAGCATAGCCATTTAGTCCCTGAAACACTCCCTTATGTCGTCTCCCTGCGCCATCACCCCTACCGCTATGTGGTTGGCGAGGAATGCCTGCAACTCTATCCCATACGGAGTCTGGTTGAGCCAGAACTCATAGGCATCCTTGCTCTGCGGCAACGTCTTAGAATACGACACCGAACCTATGCTTGCGCTCGTCACTATGCCCGTCCCCGGAAGGGTTGTCATCATACCTCCCGCCGCTCCGCCCGCTGCCAAGGCCGGCTGATCCATCGCCGCCTGGTTCTGCTTAGCCGTTATCATTATGTGCGCCGTAAGCAGCCCTCTCGCATACTCTCTATCCTCCCCGTCCAGATAGTCGCACTGCGTCCATATCGGTATGTAGAACCTAGCCCTCTTCGCGCTCGCCTCCACCAATGCCCTTGGCCATTTCGTATCGTCCGCAAACTCCGAGAACCATGCTTTGAACTTCTCCACGTCTACCGGATCGTCCCTGTACCTCGACACCTTCCTAGGAGGTCTAGTCTCGAACTGTCTCCAAGGCGGCCCCCAGAATGACTGGTCGAAATACACGTTTGACATCTGGTCTGGCGCGAAAATCGGCCCCGCCTCGTCTGGAAATGGATAGTCTGATTCCATGGTTAATCTCGCCTGCTGGTTGTTCGTCCTTCTCTTCCCAAAATGCCCAAGCAACAAACAAACGGAAGGGGCTTCCCTCATCGGGAAACCCCATTCCAACAGACTCGAAATCCGTACAACCGCTTCTTGTGCTTCGATGCGGTTAGTACGAATCCGACACGAACCCTACGCCGCGATGCCCACGGATACGGTCTCCCTCTCCGCATGTGGCCTGGCACGATCCCGACCCCGGAACGCGAGGGTCTGTTCCCTGCGAATACTCGTAGTCGTTCAACTGGCGGGAGTTGTCTCCCTTCGCCATGTCCTTGGTGTTGAGTTCGCTCTCCTGCATGACCCTCATGAACCCTCTCGCAACATGCCGCTGGAAAGCAGCGCTCTTCTTGAGAAGTTCCAAGTCTGCATCGGAAACCTCCGTCACCGCCCCTGTCGGGGTGATGAGCGTCGCGGGATTGACTACGTTCGCCCTTCCCTTGATTACGATTTCCTTGAGTTTCCTCGGCGTGCCCGTACCTCCCGCATAAATCGGATAGGTCATGTCGGCAGATGCCGTGGAATGAATGTAGTTCTTAGCCATTTTCTTCGTCTCCTTAGTTCGCGGTGGCTCGAAGTTTTCTGTCTGTTTGTGATTCCCATTATAGGCATCATCATACTTTGCTATATAGTCAATTTTCTTTTGCTTCTCTACTAGTCAAGATACCACTACTATGTGCCAATAGAATAATTTTATTGCGTCCAACATTGTCCGCAATGAGAATCCCCTTGGAATCTCGTACCTTGAATCTTCCTCTATTCGACCGAGAAGACACATATCCCCATTTCCCATTATATAATACCTCATCATATAATCGTATCCCTTTAATCTCTCTTTGGACTTGGTACAAAGAACGAAATCCTATTTTCTGTTCTAATATAGTTAGGTTTCTACGACCTCTATATGCCTTTGGAGAGTGAATAGTTTGTTTATGTAACATCCTATTATGGCGTCGTAAACACTTATGATAGAAAATATCTCGAGCCCGTTCTGCATACACATTCCCTGAAATACAAAAGGCATCGTTAATATGACTTTTAGTTATGTTCTGTTTTTCTCTAATATGCTTTGTCTCTACTCCATAAGTTGATTCAACAATAATGCCTTTTTCACAAACCTCCTTGTTAATTTGTTTAGGGAGTGCTGCACATAGAACATTCATCATTGATGAATCTCGCATTCGATATGGTTTGGGACTAGATAAAAATAATTTGACATTCCCATTATGGAATCCTTCATGACAAGTATGGCAAAGTGTGATTAAGTTATCTATCTTATTTGTACCCAAATCAACTCTTCTTATGATATGGTGAACTTCCATCCTTTTATCGTTGCTTCTTCCGTAACAGTTCTGGCATGAAAATTTGTCCCTTAAAAGAACATATTCGTTAATGTGATGAAACCCTTTCAATACACCTTCTGTGTATCCTTTCCCATATATGTTAGGATTAAGTATTTTAGCAGTATCAAATCGTGCAATCTCCATTCTAATTTTCTGAACTGGCATAATACTAACAATCAATTTAATGATTCTTAAATAACTATTTATCTTTGTTCTAATTGATGGAGAACTCCACTTTTCTCTTCTTTTCCTATTTAGAAACCTTCTTTTCCTATATCTACATTTTCTACTTCTTCTGGATTGTCTAAAGCATCTTCTCATACGAATATACTTTGAAACATCATCTCGAATTTCACATTGTGCAGCATATAACTCTTTTGTTTTTGTGGTAGCAGATAATCCAATATGTCTGCTACCAACATCTACTCCTAAAGTTATTGGTTGCACATAGTTCTGTGCTTTGTAAGTTAGTCTTATAGTAAAAGGAGACCTGCGCACTACTCTAGCTTTTCCAGTTTTTAGAAGAAACCTAACATGCCCACACCTTTGCGTCGGCATTAAAGGTTTACCATCTTTATTCTGTACAAAAACTAACATGATAAAATAATTCACTTCCTATAGGAAGGTTGGTTGCCCATCGGTAAGTTGCAATAGGTTTTTATATGGAACACCGACCCGTCCTCCAAGGTCTTTTAATCCCATATCGTAGTGCGGCAAACTTGGACACACATTCGCCGGTACCTATGTATTCTATAGCAACGTCTATCATAAGTATTCCTATGATTACCTAATCTAAAGGTTCATCTTAAGATGAACTCCATTAAGGAGAGGCTTTAGATACTGTGCGCAGTTAGTAAAAACAACCCGCCTGCAAGAGGTCGCTCCTTGGCAAATGCCAAGACTCTTGCAAGCGGTATGAAATCCTTCTCTCATAGGGGAGCGACCTCCTATTTTGAACTTTTTGCAACCCACGCGGGTCGCTACACTATGCCACAACGGACAAAGAAACCACAAAAAGGAAACTAGATTCCGTACTGCGAGTAAGCAAAAGTCCTTTTATCAATAAAACCCATGCTTCCTCTAAAAGCACTACACATCACAAAAAACTCAGCACTTCCATCATACCCGCTATCCTCTAGGAACGCTGCCGCAAGATAGTGATTCCAGAGTTCCGCATTAGGCCAGCAGTTCCTGATGTACCACTCTACTGTCTTCCCGTAACATAACTCCTTCTGCAGGAACTTCGTCCTACTAGGCGGAAGACCTAGCAAGAATGAATGTTTTGTAGGAATGAAATTTCCAAAGGACTGCTTCTGGACTTCCGCAACCCCTTTGTTGATGTCCGCAACTATCTCATAAGGACTCTTCTTCTCCCATCCCATCTCACCAAACGTGTTCTCCATCACCGGATAGTGCGGCCTGTTATCCCACCCGTTCACTATAGGACAATGCCGCTTCTCTGGATTAGGCCCCGTAGTCAGATACTTCTCTATCCCTTCTCCCTTCCCAATCGCTTGCGGAACGGTGCTTGCCACACCTAATGCACCGATCATCGTAAGAAACTTCTTCCTTGACAACTCCATCATCGTTTTCCTTTCTCTTTTGGTTGAGGACTGAGTATAGTATACCACACTAATCGGGAGGCTTCAACCCAATTTTCTGCCCGCAATCATGCTTCTTCTCTTCCTCCTTCTTAATTTGAACTGTAACGGCATCGGTATACAGTTCCGGGCATTTTTCCACTGTCTCGTCCGCCTTGTCGGCGTCCGCTACTTGGTGGATTTGTGGACATGGGGATTTCTCCCCCGCACCTGCAGCCCGTTTTACTAAGGCCGACTTACGAATGCGATTCCAGTACGTCTCCTTTGCAGTCTCCGTACCTTCCTGTGTCGCAACGGACGATGCCCCGCCCGCAGTCCTCTCGAACTCTTTAACTAAATTCTTCGCGGCATTGATGTCCCTGTCGTGCTTCGTGCCGCATTTCAGGCAAGTCCACTTCCTCACCCGCAACTTCTTCACCGCCTTGTTTACGTGTCCGCAGTTGCTGCATATCTGCGATGATGCAAAGTGCTGGTCTGCAAAAAACAAATTCCTTCCTGCTTTCTTCGCTACCTCTTTGAGAATCGTGATGAATGAAGCAGGTGCTAGTGCCCTTAATCTGATTCTCTGCTTCTTGGAGACACGATGCCCATCTACAACCCTCTTGGGGTCGTACATCTCTTCGTAGTTGTTGTGTTCAAAACACAGTACATCATATTCACGGCACATCTTCCATGCAAGAGCATAGTGTAATTCCTTTCGTATATTTGTTATCTTTCTATATAGTCTCGCCCGCTTCGCAACCAATCGTTTTCTATTCCCAGAACCATCTTTTGCTTTGTGCATTTTGTGGTTCACTTTGCTAAGTTCGTCAAAGTGTTCCAGAAGAACCTTTGGAATGTCCCATGTTCTCCCATCGTCGCTCACAAAGAAATGCTCTTGACTATAATCAAATCCACCTATTCTACCAGTTGGAGCAAGGTATCTATATGATGTATGGTCGGTTGTTATGATGCACCAGAAATCTCCGCATCTGTCTCTCTTGAATACCGCATTCTTGATTGTTCCAAGTATCTCTCTGTTGCCAAAGAATCGGTAAGTATGCACATCCTTCGGAACCCCGAAGTTGTTCCAGAGCCGACCTACCTGCACACCTCCATCTACAAGTCTCCATCCACAACCTTTTGCGAGTTTGAATGAACCTTCGCCATGTACTCTATGCTTGTCTGGTGGAGACTCTTTCGGCTTGACATTTGAATTCTTTTTCTTCTTTTTCAGATACTTGAAGAACCTATCAAATGCCTCATCCCTTCGTCTCACAGTCTGCTGCACCGCCCAAGCATTGAGTCCTTTGAGAATGTAATCCCAAGATGGGTCGTGCTTCTTCATCTGGAGGTACTTGTGTATCGTCTTTGAACGGAGTATTTTTTTGTACCTCTTATAGAACCTATTCCCCAAGTCAACAAGTCGATTGTAAAGCAGTAGATGCTTGGTGATTTTGTCACCAAGAAATCCTTCCTCTTTTGCTTTGGAATGCAACTTGAACTTGTAGGAAATCACGGAGATATTCTACCATTTGATAATGACGATTTCAACCCAAAAATCCAAAAATGCAAATTTGCAATTATAGCCACTTTCACAACAAAAAACCGCCACCGAAAACGGTGACGGTCTTTTGCGCATATATGCGATTTTTCAGCTTAAATACCGAAGAACCGCACGATACCGAGTGGCTGCTCAACGAACGTACCAGCCGTGGCGTCACTGTACAATTCGTACAAACCGCTTGCACGAGGCACCGACCCGACGAGACGAACCGCCGCAGGAACGATCTGCTCCGCAACTGGGGAGCCAGCGAGCTCGTCCAGCTTGAGGTACATAACGTTGTCGCCTGCGAGTGCATTGTCGAACTCGGGGATAACCACGAGGTCTGCCTTTGGCCAAGTGTCCGAGATGTACTTGCGGACGCTGATGCCGTAGGAGTTGACCTGGTTGAGGAACTGGTCGCAACCGAGGGCGATGCCGATCTTGAAGGCATGCTTGGACGGAATGAAGTTGCCAGCGCACTGCTTCTGGAGTTCGGCAACGGCCGTGTTGAGGTCGGTGACGATCTCGTAGAAGTTCTTCTTGGCCCACTCAGTCTCGCCAGCGGCGTTCTCAGGAACGGCGATGTAGGGATTGAGGTTGGGGTCGTTCAAGATACCGTAGGTCTTGTTGTACCCCAGGTTGTAGCCGAAGAAGGCAACCGCATTGGTGTTGAGCTTGAAGGCGAGGCCGAGTGCCGCGCGGTCGCTCTCGTAAGCGGAGGACTTCTGACCGATGGCCGCAAGACGAGCCTCTTCCAAAGCACCCGTGAGGATACCCTGTGCGAAGCGCACGATGGTGCGGTCTTCCTGGTTGTAGTTGTACCGAGCGAGCGGTGCCTGAGCGTGGTCGCCGTAAGGACGAACCGCACCCGTGAGCTCGCGCAGACGGAGGACGATGCTTTCCTGATACCACTCGCCGTAGGTGGAGCGGCCGAGGAATTCATCGGCGGTCGTTGCCTGCGTCACAACCGTGATGATTTTGTTCATCCAGTGCTGGAGGAACTGCACGGGGACTTGGGCCGTTGGGTTGGTTACGCCCTGGGTAGGCATCGCATCCATGACGTACTTGACGCCGCTGGACTTGTCGTTGAACGATACGCCCATCAGCGCAAGATTCTCCATCGTGCGCAGGTTCTCAGGGGCCTCGTCGAGGGCGAAGCCCTCTACCTTGACCTTGGGCATACGGAATTTGCATTCTGTGCAAGCCATTGTTTAATTCTCCTTCCTGTTGTAAGGTTTAGCCGTTGGCGGTGGAATCGTCAGGGCCGTAGGCCTTCATCCCGTTCACCTCCACAACGAGAAGGTCGGCATCCTCGGTAGCATCCTTCTGCTGCCAGATGACTGCCGCATTCATCTTTGCGAGAATGGTGGCGAGGTTCTTGTACTGGATCCACACGTGGCCGGCGGTCATGCAGGACACGACCGTGCCAGCGGGAAGCACGAGCGACGGAGCGAGCGCTGCGCCCTGGCCAACGCCAGTTCCGTAGAGCGCATACTCAGGCGCATTGACGATTACGCCCTGGCCTTCGACGAACGAGCCGATTTCGGCCGCTTCAGCGAGGGTCGTGGTGTGGACGACTGGGCCATAGGCCACGTCGTAGATTTGACCGGGAGTACCGCCGATGAGCGCTGCCGCCCCCGCCGAATACTTCTTGGTCTCGTATACGGGATTTCCCTGCGCATCAACGCCCGTCTGAACCTTCACAGTTCCTTCGAACGTCCGCCTCAGGATCTCTTTCTGAAGTCCCATAGTTCTTACTCCTTTGGGTTGTTTTTTCTGTAGGTTAACATTAGTTGCCGAGGAACTTTAGAAGGTCTTTGGAAGAAGCCTTCGTCTGTTCTGTCTTCGGTGCCTCGTCCTGTACGATGACGGGTGCGGAAGGAATCTTGTCCTCGAACACCTCTCCCTTCGGAGCGGCATCCATGGCCACCGCTGCGGCATATCCGCGCACGGCTGTGAGTACCTTCTCGTCGTCCGCCTCGTCCATTACGAAGGCGAGATTGTCGATGTGCTTGGCCGCAAAGCGGGCAACGTCGATTACTCTCATAGGAGCGGAATCGAACGTTTCCTTGATGTGAGGACGAAGCTTGCTTGCGAGAGCCTGCGCCTCGGTGTATTCCGCGATGAAGGCGGCATACTCATCCTGCGCGACCTTGGACTTGCCCGGAGGCTGGTTGTCATGATCGGCCTTGACGTCGGCCTCGATGCGCTTCTCCGCCTTATCCTCGGCGCCCTTGGCTTCAATAGCCTCTGCGATTGCTTCGCCCGGCTTTGGCTCTTCAACCTTCTCCGCGACGATTGCAACCTTCTCTGGCTCCTTGCCGTCCTTGGCCGCCTTGTCCTCTGTGTCCTTCTCCTTCGGCTCCTTCTTCTCCTCGGTTCCGCCCTGCAGGGCTGCAACCGGTGTAGGAACGGAAGGCTCGGTCACGCCAGTTCCGCAGTCCTTCGCCGCCTTGTCTCCGCAAGCCTTGTCTTCAGCTTCCTTCTTGCACGTGCAAGGGTCGCATCCGCACTTGTCGCAGACATGGGCTTCGGTCTTGGGGGCCTTGTCCTGTGCCTCCTGCCCATCGGCGGGGTTCTCTCCGTTAGCCGGAGACTTCACCTCGGTAGGAGCAGGTTCCTTCGCTTCTGGAGCGGGGGTGGGTGCAGGAGCGGAAGCGGCGGAACTCTCCGGTGCGGGGGATTCGGCTGGCTTCTCGTCTGGCTTCGGAAGTTCGGGAGGGGTAGGAGCATCGGCATCGTCCTTCGTGGCCTTGGGGGCCTTGTCGGTCGCATCCTTCTCTCCATCCTTCTTCTCGCACTTGCCGGCCTTGCAGCGCTCAAGGGCTTCCTTGCGCACTTCCGGAGGGAAGTCCGCGAAGTCAAGGCAGTCTTGAGCCAACTGCTCGTCACCACCCTTAATGGCGGAAGCAAGGGCCTTGGCTCTATCGAGCTCCTTGGTCTCTTCTTTCTTTGTATCTTCCATTGTTGGGTATCCTTCGGGTAATGAGTCGAACGTCACGACCGCTTGGTCATACACACAGACGCTCGACCCACAACGCCCATGTTTTACGAGGGCAAGATGATTGCCCCGCAAATTTGTCTGCTTGAACATGTAGGGGACGCCCTCATATTCGCCGTCCTCCTGCTCATAGATGCAGGTGTAGCCGAGGGAGAGTTCCCTGATCTTGCCGTCCTTTAGAATGTCCTTCATTCGGTCGGTGTAGATGCAGAAGTCCGCGATGAGGTAGCCCGGCTCGTCAAGGGACGGACGGACATTGTAGATGCATCCGTCGTTCGGATTCTTGTCGGCGGAATTGAGCTTCTTGTCCTTTTCGTCCTTGCTGTTCTTCTTCTCGTCGCCAATCATCAGGTGGCCGACACGAATCGGAAGACCGTTGAAAGACTCAATCGCCTCAGAGTCGAAGAGCGCATCTGGACCGCGGAGAACTGGGTATAGCTTGTTAGGCTCTAGCCCGAACTGCATCTCATATTCTGGAATCGGGTCGCCGTCCGCATCCTTCTCGATGGCTCCGCTCTTCGTGCGCTTCCAGATTATCTCCCCCAGGGCATCCCTCTTGATGATGGGCTTGCCAGTAATAGGATTCTTCTTGGGCTGGTCAATCTGCTCGCCAGTGTACGGAAAGACGCCTACGCGGGAGATAGGGTTTGCCCTCTGCCTCCTGTATCCGAACTTGTCTATGTAACTATGCGCCATTTCCGTTGATGCTCCAGCCTGTCATTTTTGGCTAATCAATGCCAACTGGGAAAAACTAGGCTTGCTCCACATCCTCTTTTGAGGGGCCTTTCACTATGTATTTGGTGGCTTTTTCGTCCATATCCACAAGGCATCCTTTAGCCTTGGCGAGTTCCACCATCTTCTCTATTCCGCCCTCTATGACTTCAGCGACAATCTTTGCATCTGTGTTAGGCTCGTCAGCAGGTGCTTCATCCTGCGTAGGCTTCTCATCCTGTGCGGTAGAAGCAGCCTCACCATTCGGAGAAGCTTCCTCCTCCACGGCTTCAGGGTCTGCTATCGCTGGCTTTGCGAGGTTCTTTGAGACTTGGAATAACTGCGTAAGGACGGCGGCTAGACGATTGTAGGCATCCTGCTTCGTCACTTTTATCTCATTTGGGGTAATGTCATCAGCCTCATCTACGGCTTTTTCAAACGGGCAATTACCAGGTTTCGCCCTACAATGCTTGCGGTGTTCTAGCAGTTCTTCCCCAGATAAGATGTGGTCTTTGTCAGAGAACTCCGCTATCTGCTTGGCAGACTCTTCTTCTCCATGAGGGGCCTCTGCTTGCTGCTTTCGTGCTTCTGCCGCTGCGGCATCTGCTATTGCATCGTCTTGCGCGGATTTGCTATACATTTGGTTCTGGTAGTCGAAAAAGTTCATTTCAAGTTCCTCTTTTACAGGCTTTCCAAGACTTTTGCAACCGCATTAGCTACAATTGTCATGTTGTCAGGGGCTTCGTCGTGTCCGAACCTAATGCGGTTGAACTTCGTCTGGACTTCCGCGCGCTCCTTCTCGTTATTGGAATACTTGCGGACATGCTTGTATTCTGCCTCTGCTTTCTTTCCATCTTCCGTTAGGCCATAGGTGCCGTCTTCATTCTTCACGAACCCCTGATAATCCGGGTGTGTCGTGTCAACGTCAATCTGGGCTTCTGGCACAATGTACTCCTTGCCCTTCTCATCCGTCTCGATGAAGATTCTTCCATAGGAGCCGTTAGATGGGTGTCTGATGAACACCACTCCTTTCTTGGTGCGTGCTGGCGCCTTGAACTGGTTGTCCGTCACAAACTCCCATCCTGTAGGAAGCAAGGTTTCTTCTATCTGCTCTATCTGCTTTGAAGTCAACTTCGAAGTAGCCTTGAAGCCCGGTGCTCCATAGAACTTCTGCTCACGAACGGTAGAGCGCAGTTTCTCATCCTTCTGTGCCTGTTCCTGCTGTGCCGCTTCCGCCTTATCCTCATCGGAAGGTTCTGTGGTTGTTTCTTGTGTCTTCGTGCCGCCCTCTCCTGCTGGTTTTTCCTCCTCTGGCTCGAAGATGTTAAGCATATCTTCCGCCGAACCACCAGCCTCGAATTTCGCTTTGGCTTCGTTGAACCTCTTCTTTAGGGCTTTCCTCTCTTCGCGGAGCTTCTGCTTGTCCCTTACCTTTGTGTTTGGCTTTGATAGGGCTTTCTCGATGCGCTCTCTTTCGGCATTGAAGGTCTCTTCAATGTCCTTCATAGTGGCGGCGGGAGAGTCCTCATCATCGTCACCATTTTCCTCTGGCATGGAGGATTCTCCCTCTTCACCTTCCCCTTCTGTGGAATCTCCATCCAAGGATTCGTCTTCTGGAGGCGGGAACTTCATATCGACAAGCGCCATCTTCGTGTTGAAGTCAGAATCCGCCTTTTCAAGCGCTTTCTGGAGCTTCTTCTGGGCATCTGAAGTGTCCTCTCCCTGATTGTAGGCGTCCCATGCTTTCGCTTTGGCGGCATCTCTTACCTTGGAGAGAGTTGCTATGGCCTCATCCCTAGAACCATCCTTGCGCCAGTCCGTATTCTCCTCTTTCGGCTCTTCTTTAGCAGGAGTCTCTTCGCCGCTTTCTTCTGGTGCTGGTGTATCTTCTCCCTCGGTAGGCTTGGACGGAGGAGATGCTTTCCAGTGGGTTTCTCCGTCAATTTCCTCCTCCGTTATTTCCCAGTCGGAAGGGAAGGCATTCTTGAATGCATCCATGTACCCCTCGGCCGCTACCATAGAAATAGGATTCCCCTTCTCCACGGCGGCAGATATTGCATCCAGATGTTCCTGCGGAAGTTGCGGCCCTTCTCCACCACCCGAATCTCCTCCTCCGTCGGTTGGCGTCGGAGCACCCTTCATGTTGTCCCGATAGTATGCTGGTATTGCCGCTACTTCCTTGTCAGAGATGAAGCAACCGCGCCCTCTCGTCTGCTTGCCCTCCTTGTCGGTCATTATGAAGTCTCCGCTTCCCGCAAGACTCTTTGCCGCAGCAGATGCCTTTGCATCGTCTGGGGCCGCCTTGAAAGCGATAGAAGCCGGAGCATTCGCCTTTATGTCTCCCGGAATGGAGGCAACATCAGCCCGCTGCGTGGCGAGTAGACAGTTGATGCCGACAGAACGGCCAAGAGCCATAATCTGGCTCAAGTCCTGCTTCACCCTGTCTGACACTTCGGGATTCTTCATTATGGAAGCAACCTCGTCGAATGTCATAAGGACATGAGGCATCTTCTCCTCTGGGTGTAGCTTGTTGTATTCCGTAATGTTCCTGTCAGAGTTGCCTTGGAACTCGTTCTTCGTCGGGTCGAAGTCCTTTACCGCACCGCCTATCTTTGCGATGCGATCATCCATGAGCGCCTTAAGCGAACTCACTACGTTCGCTATGTCCTGCGGCTTCTGTGCTCTTGGATATAGAAGATGAGGTGAACCGTCCTGCGAACGGAATTCGTTCTTCGGGTCTAGGAGAACTAGCCGTGCCTCATCTGGCGTCTTTGCCATCTCTAGGGAGTTTATCGCCGCCATTAGGAACACGGACTTGCCGGAACCAGATTCGCCCGTCACGATTGTATGAGGCTGCTTGGCTAGGTCTAGGTTGACGTTCTTTCCAGATGAATCCTTGCCCAATGTCACAGGAAGTCCCGCCTTGTCCGCAAAGTCCTTCCATTCGTCACTCGCTATGCAGGCGGAGAAACTTACGTCCCTCATCTTAAGGTTAGTTACCTGCACGGCAACCACATGAGGCTTTCCGTCAGCATATTCTATCTTGGATACGGGCGTCCCCAATGCGCCCTTAAGCGATTCCTTGATCTTCTTGCTATTGGCTGCCGTAATGTCGAAAGCGGGGTCTACCTTGAACTCTATCGTTGTCGCAGACGGCCCTACGCTTATGGATTCTATGTCTCCTACAGGTAGTCCTTGTGCTCCTAGGCTTTCCTGCAGGACTGTGGCAACCTGATCTCCGAAAGCCTTGTCCGAATCGAAGTCCTTTGGCGGATCGAGTATGGAAATCGGAGGCTTCCCTCCCTTGTAGTCGTTCGGAAGCGGCTTGAATGGTTCACCGAGTTTTGGCTTGTCCATCTCTCCGAGTTCCTTGGAATACTTCTCCTTCCAAGCCTGGAACTGCTTGACCGCCGCCATGTTGTCCTTTGGAGACTTTGCCTGCGAAATCATGTCCTGTATGACGGCAAGCTCCATCTTCGCATCGTCGGGCAGCCCTTCCTTCGCCGCATAGTTGGCTATGGTGTTCTTGATAAGAGCGCCCGATATGCCGTCTCTCACCATTTCACCATTCTCAGAACGCTTCATCTGGTCCCAAGCACCAGAGATTCTATCCCATCCGGTAATGATGCCCTCTCCGCGAAGACCCGCCATGAAAGAGGAAAGCATCGTGCGGAGGAGCCCTTTGCCTGAGACATCGGTATAGACTGTGCCGCCTACCTTATACTTGTTTTTCCCTATCTGGAATTCTGAGTCGCTAGGTGTCGGTGTCCCCTGATGTGTAGGCGCTCCTCCATTGTTCTTGTTGGGTGGAGTTGTAGTTGGTGTTTCCGAAGGTGGAGTAGTAGGTGGAGTCTCAGATGGAGGTTCGCTTCCATCGCCTCCTTCACCTCCTCCGCTGGTATCGCCCTCTCCAGAACCATCGGCTGGTGGCGAAGGTGGTGTAGGAGATTCACCTTCTGATGGTTCTCCTTTGCTTTCTGCGCCAGAAGGACTTTCAGAAGAAATGTCCCCCATTCCTTCGTTGCCAAAGAACATCCTCTGCAATGCTTGGTACTGTTTTGCCAGATCCTTGAACTCGGGGCTGTCTTCCTCAAGGTCTCTGATCTTTCCCTCTATGTCAACCATCTTCTGGAAGATTTCTTTCTTCTCTGGATTGGCCGCAAGAACCATCGCCTCATCAGGCTCTATATTTCTCGAACTCTTTCCATCGCTAGTGGAAATTATTTCAGGTTCAGGTGGCGGCGGACTTGGCGGTAGCGAAGAATCGTCTAATGGCTGCCCTGCCTCTCCCCCCGTATTCCCTTCGCTTCCAGCTACTTCTGCTTGCTGCTGTTCACCGCTTTGCGTTATCGTTCCGTCTTCTACCTTGTCCTTCAGTTCCTGTAGAGACTCTTCGGCTAGTGTGTTCCCAGACGCCGCCTGCTCCGTAAGATTCTCCAATATCCCCTCTTGAACCGTTGTCTGTGCTGGCAGTTCGCCCGCCTCCGTCTGGACCATCTTTGTCTCAGGAAGCATCTCTGACGGAATCTGCTCCATCATCTGCGGATTCTGTGCTATCTGCTGCGCCTGCTGCTCTAGCATCTCTGGGCTTTGCGGTTGCGGCTCCATTCCCTCTTGCGGCTGTGCTCCACCTTGCCCGAACTTGGCTGCCTCTGCGGTGTGCATCCCGATAGCCTGCTGCATTGCTGTTGTAGGATCCAATCCCTGAGACTGCTCGAGTTCCTTCGCCATCTTTTTGATGTACGGACACCTCTCTGGGTGGCCGTTCTTCGTGGCTTCGCATCCTTCTTGGATATGCTGTGAAAGAGACTTGTCGCCCCCAGAAGTAGGATTTGCACCAGGGGCCGCAGCCGCATTCTTCTTCAATCCGCTAGGTGCATTTGGCTTCTGCGGAAGGGTGTTCTTCGGCATATCGTTTCCCGGCATGGCATCCATCACGAATGCCTCGTCAAAAGCCTGCGCAAATGCTTCTTTGATTGTCATCGCAAACTCCCCAGACGATTAAGCCTGTTCCTCTTCTTTCTTGGGCTGTTCCGCAGCCTCTCCGCCCTCCGTACCCTGCTGTGGCTCTTCCCCTTGCGGAACCGCTTCTGCTCCCTCCTGCCCCTCCTGTGCGGCTTCTTCGCCGTCCTTCTCGAACCGTAGGGTGCCGGTTGGCTCTTGCCCGCCCTGTATCTTGTCTAGGAGTTCCTGATAGTGCTTGATAGCATTCTCCTTATCGCTATTGTCGATAAGGTACTGCAAATCTTCCGCCGTCATAGACTTCTCATATTCGTCCCTCAAGTCACGATACTCCTGAAAGTCCTGCGGCTGGAACTGGTCATGGAACTTGGAGAAGTAGAACGATATTGCAAGCCGCTCCATTGCGCCCCCTGGGGCATTCGTGAAAATGTCCTTCCAAGTCGGGTTCTGCATGAACTCCATTACGGCTTCGGTGACTTTATTAGGGTCAATCATATACAATTTCCTTCCGAAAAAAAACAGACTCTTTCCTAGGAATTGCCTAGATGGTGAACTCTATGCCAGCCTAAAGAGCTAGCATCTTCTCACTTCCTCGTTCCGGCTTGTCTGGGGCAACTAAGCCACCAATAGAGGCGCGAAACTCCGTGAGCGTGACTTCCCGATGTTCCGTCGGTAGTTTTTTCAAGTGGGACAGCACCATGTCACGAATCGCTATCATGTTACGGGCGGAATGAATGTCGCGGTCTTCAGTATAGCCACATCCGCAATGGTATGTGCGGTCGGCTAGGGTGATGTACTGGTTCACTGTGCCGCACTTCGGACACATTTTAGTAGTAGGGATTCCGCTAGACAACACCGTTGTCTGCGGCAGCCGCATCAATTTTGCCTTGACCATGCCAAGGCAACTGTGCTGAACCTCCTTCCCGAACAATCCTCTGTGCCAACCCGCTATCATTTCGTCCTGAATGACTATGGCATCGTACTGCTTCAGGCGAGACACTATCTTGTTTGCTTTGTCGGACTTCCGATGTCTCATCTTCTGATACTCTCGGCGAATCTTCAAGACCGTCCTGTACCTGTTGCTCGAACCCTTCCGCCTCTTGAACATCTCCCTCTGGAGCTTCTTCAGCCGTTCGCTTTCTTCAACATGCACGTCTATCTTTTCGCCTTCTGAAGTCGTTATCGTTGTCTTGATTCCGAAATCAAGCCCTATTTCCTTTCCGTTGGTTGGTTTTGGTTTGTAGTTCTCTTCGTTGATGAAACAAGTGACTTTTAGGAAGTATCCGTCCGCACGATGGACAAGATTGGCATTTGCGAACTCGTCTACATTGTCTAACTGTCCGCCAGCTCTGACTAGGACAGTTCCGCTTATCCCGCCTATCCTTACCTTGTTCGCTGACTTGAACTTGTAGGTTACTCCGTACTGCTTCAATGGTATGCTAGTCATTTCAGACAGGAAGTGAAGTTCTCCGTTCTTCTGCTTGCCCTTCTTTGTGAGGGTGGCTATCGTCTGCTCATTGGAAGCCATTCTTTTGACGATTGCCTGCTTCTCCTGCGCATTGAGGGTTGTAAGACTATCCGTCAGTTTTTCCCTGTTTCGGTCAAAATGAACAACTTCCCTGATGTCGGCTGAGTTTATTTTCGACAGTTCCAGCCCTTCTCTGTGGAGTGAAAGAACGTGGTTGTAGAACCATTTCCCTTCTACAAATAGCCTTTTAAGTTCCTCTCTCTGCTTCTTGTTCAGCCGCTTCTCCACTATCTTGCACTCATAGACAAAGCCAACCTGATGCCGCCGCCGCATGGCCGTAGCATTGCGAGCGGCTACTATCCGCCCCCGCTTTTCGGCTGAACATGTTCGCTTCTTTGTATTGGCTTCCTTCATCAGAACTTGCCTATTAGGCAACTTTGTTTATTCAAGGTTATGGCATGGTGTGCATGAATAAAAGGCATATCTCATACATACACTCAAAGACAAGTCTAAAACACCATGTCATTTTTTCTACCAAATATAGAAGGAAGTGTCTCTCTGGAACACGGGAAACCGTTCTGGAACCTTTTCAATATGCAGAAAGCATTTCTGATTTTAAAACCTCCTCTCTCGGTTAAAAGACACAAAAAAACCGCTCCCCGATTGGCAGGGGAGCGGCAGGATAGGCAAAGAAAGATTTGTTCTTTGGAAGTTAGACCCTAAGAGGCATCACCACATAGGTGTAGTCGTCGGAATCGCTCTTGCGAATCACGGCAGGCGCACCCGCTGCGGTAATCTTCATCACAATCTCATCCTCATCCATCGCCATGAGCGCATCGCGGACATACTGCGGATTGAAGCGCATGTCGATGGTGTCTCCGTCGTACTTCACGGGAATCTCATCGTGCGAAGAGCCGAACTCGGTATCGCCTGAATTGAGCACGAGGTTGTTGTCCCCGAACGTGAGCACGACGCACGGCGAATCCGTGGCGGAGGTGAACACGGAAATGCGGTCGAGCGCACCGAGGAATTCCACTCGGTTCATGGTCACGCTACTGCCGTCCGCCTTTGGAACAACCTGCATGTAGTTCGGATAGACCTCATCGAGGAGCTTCGTGATTACGATGAGCCGAGGCGTCTTGACGAGCAATTGTCCCTTCGCCGTGACGAGTTCCGCATTGCCCTCCTTCGGGAGCTTCTTAGAAAGCATATCAACCGCCTTGCGGGGAATAATATACTGCCCGGTGAAGCCCTTCGTGTTCTCTATGCTACAATCTAGCATTGCGAGACGCCGCCCGTCCGTGCCAACAGCCTTGACGATTCCCTCACCCTCCTTGAAGTCAAGAAGGACGCCTGACAGCGTACGGCGGGTATCGTCCTGACTCACGGCGAAAGCCGTCTTGCGGAGCATTTCGCGGATTGCATTGCTCTCGATTGTGCAGGTTGCGCCATCGGGTGAGGGAATGGACGGAAACTCCTTGGCCGCAAGCCCCTTGAACTTGAACACGGAAGCCCCTGCGGTGATTGTGGAGCAGTCCTGACCGTCAACGGAGATTTCAATAGTCCCGTCTACAACCTTTCCAACCGCTGCGGCAAACGGCTTGACTGGGATTGTGGTAGCGCCAGGCTCCAGAATCTCGCACTCCGCATTTGCCACTAGGGTTACGTCCAAGTCGGAGCAGGTAAACTTCACCTCTCCGTCCTTTGCTTCCACCTTCACGTTCTGCAGAACTTGCAGAGCACCCTTTGAGCCGACCACGGCCTGTACGTTGTTCAATGCCTCCGATAAGGAAGCCTTGCTGATTTTTATGTGCATGTTCACTCTTGTTTTCCTTTCTTTGTTTTCCAAAGATGACTCTAAAATAAACTAGATTATACCACACCTCCTATTAGGCTTTCAATGGGGTGTGGAAGAAAATTATCGCTTGTACCTTACATCCCCTTTGAGCCATTTCTTGAAGCGGACAAAAAATCCTTCCTTGCCCTTTTCCGTTTGTGGCTTCCTAAATCCTATAGGCTCATCATTGTCTCCATCCGATTCCTCAGAAAACAGATTCCTAGAAGGATTAGGGCTTGGGCTAGGATTTGCCTTTAGAGAATTCAGCGAGTCATTCATTGTCTCTAGCATCTCTTTGAGACGCTTGGACTTCTCTTCCGTCAATCGTTCTTCCCGTTCCCTAGATTCATTCTCTAGTGCATCTCTCCGTTGCCTATCATCTTCCTTCGCAATAAAATCCTTGTTGCACGGCATTCCTATGTAATGCTCCAAGAATTCCTCATCTGTTAGAATCGTGATTTCTATCCCCTCATCTACCGCATACTCATACCCTCTATGAATGAAAGTCCTAATCTTGCCTCCTGGGGTGTTGCAGTAGTTTATGGAATCCAGAATGTCCTTTATCAAGGCGCATCCGATGTTGTTGTTGTCTACCGCCACCTTGCAATACTTGTAGCCCATGTCCCTTGCGGTTGTGAGCTTCGCAGTAACTCCCTTGACTGTCTTGATCATCTTCGTAGTCCTTGATTTTTATATGGCTAGTGAGTGAGAAAACCCAATCCATTTAGGGTTGGGAAGAAAGCGAACACCTCTTTCTTTTTTGCTCATGCCGATAGTATACCATACTTAGGCTTTGGCTTTCAATACCCCATATTGACTTTTTAGCAATATTTAGATAAGATAGGAAGCAGAACCCCTATGAGTACATTCACTACACTTTCATGTCCGCATTCAGAAGTCTTGGCTATGTCCCAAGGTTCTGCCTTCTGATTGCGGATTCTATTTGCCTATGAAGGTCTACAAGTTCAAGGCATACGATAGGGCGAAAGACGGGGTGCAAGACCGTCTCATCACCCGCTTTGGGCTTGTGCGGAACTATGCAGTCCGCATGATGGCGATACACTATAGGTTGTACGGCAAGACTTTGACTGCATTTGAACTACAAGCCCACATTGCGAAGAAGAAGAAGGTGTCCTGCCGCACCGCAAGAATTGTGGAGGGCTTGCCGTCACAGGCGGTTCAGGAGTGCATAGGTCGT